CAATATTTAAATTACCGTTGTATGTTTGTTTGCTCATAATTATTAACCTAAAATTAAATTTACCAACGCAACAACTGTTATTACATTTACAATAGGATCGTTTCTCAAACTTCCATCTGGGTTATATTTTGTCATTCTCTCAATAAAACCATCATCACTAAATTGTGTAGGTGCTATTATATAATTAACTGTTTTCACTATATCGTTAACGTTTATAATACCATCTCTGGTTGCATCAAAATACGGTATTTGTATGCCACTATCAACTGTAGCATTTGGGTTAAAATTCCAGTTAGGTATTTGTGTAATACCATCATTAAAAAAATTATTAGTATTAAATTCTTCTCTGTTTCCACGCACAACATATTCTACATCTGGAATATCAAACCCATGATCACCATCAGTTCCTAAATAATGTAATTGGTATGCTTTAATGCTAATACCATCAGCAGCAACGTTAGTTTCCATAATTACCCACAACGGATAAATTGGCTGCTCATTTAAAAAATCTACTTTACTGTAATCTATGTTAAATATTTTTTCACCATTTATTAACGGTATATGAATTTTATCGCCAACTTCTAAATTGATATAACTTAAAGGTAATTTTAAATTAACAATATTATGCTGATTGCAATTATTCATCACTGTATACTTTGCAAAATTTTCAACTGTTTGTTTATCTGTATGATATTTTAATTCTATATCTCGGTGACCATCTATTTCATTAATATTATAATTTGTGTAACCTGATACAGACCATTCAGGAAAGATTTGATTAACAGATTCTTCTAATACATTGTTATACTTTTCAATACCGTAATCATATCTGTAAAACATTTTAACTGATGTAATTAGATCTTCACGTTTTGTTTGTTCAAATTTATAACTTAATATATCATCTATGTTAATAATTTTGTCAATATCATTATAACTGTATGATTCTTTAATATTTAATAAACTAAACTTTCCATCTGATGTAAATTTTGGATATGATTTTGATTCTTTTAAAATATCTTCAATTAATTTTTTACCTTCTGTTTTTTTATTTACAGAGAAACCCATGTTCCAGTTTGTATGTATTTGTCTTGATTCTTCTATTGAATTAATATCAAACTGATTGTAATCTGGTGTAATAATATCTTCACCAGCGACTTCACTGTCAACCAATTTACCAAATTCCATCTCATTTGTTATTATATTCATTACAATATCTGACGGTTTTCTAATTACACCGTCAGTTAATGTTTGTGGTGGTTCTTCTTCACCTTGACTTAATGCACCTGCAAAATTTAAAATCTCATTTTCTAAATCACCAATAAATATACCTACGTTTTGTAAATATGATATGTTGTGAATTTGAGGAACTGTTTGAGCAAAAGAATTAAAATCACTTTCTGACCAACTATTCCACCCAAACGTCGGTGTTATTACATCAAAAATAGTTTTATTTATTGAGTAAATTAAACTATCATAATAAACGTAAAAATTTTCTATCCAATCGTCAAAATCATTGTTAGGTAAATCGTTCCAATTATTACCAGTCATATAATTGTTAAAAAGATTGTTTACTGTATATTGCTCAGGACCATTTTCTGTAAGCCATGATATAATTAGGTCGTTATTTTCTAAGTATTCACTATCTCTTTGATATAAATATTCTAAAATCTTAGCAAACAAACACTTCATAAAATTTTCATTAAAATAAAATTCTTGATATAAGAATTTTAAACTATTTGTAATTTCACCTTCATCCCAAGTAATCCCAGATCCAGTCAGAATAAACAATGCCTCTACTTCTAAATCTAAATTATCAAGTAAAACAAATGGTGAACACATAACTTTCCATATATAATCAGACCATAATGTTAACAATTTAGTCATCGCTGAATCATCGTAAGAATTTAAAGGAGCGTAAAAATTTAAAACTTGTATTAAAAATTCTTCAAAAGTTATCTGCTCTATATCTTCGTTGTTTAATATAATATCTTCATACATTGGATAGTATTCATCATTTAGCCAATTATTAGGGTTTGAAAAAATGTTAGTAAAAGTGTCTTGACAGTATGTTTTTTGGTACAATTCCATACCACCGTAGGAACTATACATAACTTGACCCCAACCGTTTGCTTGATTTTGTTTTGTTGCACACGCAGAAAACAACGTCCACATTGCGTTTAACATATCTTCTTCACTTGGCAACTGTCCATCTGGTCCTGATATTATTTCGTTTAAACTTAAGTTAATTAATTCTTCCTGTTCTTCTGGAACTGTGTATTGTTCAGTAAAAAAATTATTTTTTCTACCGACAATAGAAGCGTAAATTTCTTCGTTTTGTAAATCTTCAACTAAAACAGAATGTAAAAAACCGATATTGTTCATCTCTAACCCTTGTTGATAATTATGGTATAAAGACCAGTGTGGTGGAAAGTAATCAAACACAACAATATTGTCATGTGCATCTGCTTCATTTGAAGTCTGTCTATCGACTGCACCTTGATCACCGTAGTATGTGCCATTAATTTTAATAATATCGTTATTATAATTTATACCGTTTGATGATCCAGCGTTTGAACCCCAGTAGTTTGACGACCCTGCTTCTGCCTCAGTTCTATTTAAAGCGATAGGAGCCTCTCTGTAAGTATTAGGTTGTGGAAGTTGACTTAAGTTTTGCGAGGCAACGCTGCCATCATCTAAATTTAAATCTTCTGCGATACTAATTTGTTCATCTGTATAAAACAGAATACGTGCTAACTGTCCCTGATATCTGTTCCTCTGTGTTACGTTAATTCCAGTACCTAATAAAGAAAGATCTGGAATTATTTTATCACGCCACATATCAATATTAACAGGTGCAACAAAAAAACCAGTTTGAGTTATTGCAGGTTCAGTTATTAGTGTAAGGTTTGGCGTAGTTCCGTCTTCTGATTGATATAATTTCCAGTCGCACATTAAAAAAGTATTACCTGACCAAGTTTCGTTTAATTCTAAATTTAATAACTTATCGCTTACACCTTCTGTTAGTTTTAATAAAATCCACCGACCTTTACCCATTGATCCAGAACTGTTGTTAAAATATTTTAGACCTGTATTAAAATTACTCTCATAATTATTACTAATAACATTATCTTCTGCTCTGTGCCAATTTTTAGGAAAGCCACCGTTATTATTAACTGTTTCTGAGTTTAAAAATTCGTCATCTGTGACTGTTCCTATGTCTGCACCTGCTATATCGAAAACTGTGCCATCTGCTGCTTCTACACTTTGAACCATTCTCTGAAAAAAACCTTTTTGTGACCAAAGTTTAAAAATTTGATTCGCATCTACAGAATGTAAGTCAGGTATTAAATAATCAGTTGAATAAAAGTTGTTAGAATAGAGTTCAATTTTAGAATTTTTTTGACCTTGCTGGTAAACTGTAAAATCATCATGATCTAAAATAATATAATCTTCATCTCTTTTAACATAAAGACAATACGGTTTATCTGTCGGTGTTTTTTCGTGAAGTTTTGGAATTTTAGCAGTTTTGTAGTGACTTGAAGTTGGGTGGAAGTCAAGGTTTAATTCCATTATTCTGTCAGATGTAGTTTCTAAAGCAGGTAAAACGAACGCTTTATCAACTTTACCAAATGTCATCGGAACAGTTAGATCACTATCTCTGTAATTAGATAAAAGCCTTTCTCTAATATTAATATCTAATTTATCAACTGACAAATAAGGTACTGTTTTATTTGCAATTTTAATCTGCGTTTTATCTTCTGCTGTAATTTCAATAGTTTTATCATTGTGTTTAATTCTACTAATTTCACCTCTGTAAATTAAAGCACAATCGTAATCGCTTCCTTCTTCTTCAATATTAATAACATTAGTAGTTGGCGATTTGTAAAATAAATATAAATTTTTACTTATTAAATTACTTTCTAATTTGTTAGTTAATCTATTATTTAAATCATAATAGTTATACAAAACGCAACGAAGTCTGTTTATTTTTAATTTCTTACTATCGTAATCGTTAGATATTTTAACGTTTGATACTTTGCTTATAGAATTAACAAAACTGATTAAATTTCCACTATTATCAAGCACTTCTTCTTGATCCTGAGAAAATGCACTTAAAATATTATTTTGATTATCAGTTATAACTATTAGAGGTTTTAATGATTGTGAAGTTCCTACTAAATCATTTAAAAAATATTTAGAGTAATTTCTCATTAAAGTCCCATATTCTCACCAAGTCTTAAACCTTCTCTTATTTGAGGTATAACCTGATCTTCGATAAATGATTCATGTAAAACGTTTCCACTTATATTTAAAACAATCCCTTGATCTCCTTGTGGACCTTCTATGTTAGGGTCAACCAATGGCGTAACTTGAACACGCTCAGGTCCTGAACCTTCACCAACCATCATCATCTCTGGTCCTGATGTAATAAAGTCTGCACCGTATTGTGCTTGTCTAATACTATCAACTCTCGCCATACCTGCTCCGACTGCTGCTGCTGCTGCTGCTGCACCTAAAATATTACCAAAAGGTGCTGGAAACGCTTGTGAGAATTTTTTAAACTGTTCTTGTGCTGATTCATAAGTTGAAGCAATAGTTGTTGCAATCGCTGCTGCTTTGTATATTTTTTTATACTTTGCATTTGCGTCAGCCATAACTTTTAAATCTGCAACCATCTGATTGGCACCATCCATACCTGCTTTTTTCTGCTCATCAGTCATTTTAACAACAGCCTCACCTGAATCTTTAGATGAATTTTTAGCACCGTCAAATCTTTTTTTAGTGCTTTTTTCTACATTCTCATTAACTTCAATAATTTGATCACCAGCCTCTGACCAAATATCAACAAGTGCATCGCTGAACTGTTGAAACGTATCCATGTCGTCCTCGTCATCTGTTCCCATGAACATACTGGATAGCATATCCATTATCTCGCTACTGTCTTGCATATCTACAATCGCTTGTCTTGCGTTTGCTTGATCTTCTACAAGTTTGTCCATTGCTTCTTTATTTTTATTAGTAAGTTTTTCTGTATCAATAAAATCTAACTCTATTGTTTCAAAATTAGTTCCTAGTGCTGCGTTTGATGCTTCTATAACTTCGTTAACAACAGCCAAAATTCCCTTACCTATTCCGATGTAATAATTTTGCACAAACACACCCATTCTCTCAAATATCTGTCTGGTTTTTAACACAAAAATATCCCACATAGATCCTAAATCAAAAATTAAAAGTTCTAAAGCATTACCAACAGGTGTCCACAAATCTGCTGCGACAAATATTATAGCGTCAATTATTTTTTTAAGTCCTTCAAATAAAAAGTTAATTGTTTTAGGAATTACGTTACCCATAGCGTCAGGTATGATATCCATCGCTAATCTAACAGTTTCACCAAACGCTTCCCATATAGCAGAAAAATTACTACCTAGATTAGCCATTGTAGCGTTCCAGTTTATATTCTGAGAGAAGTCTATTGTATCAGTTATACCATCTGCTAAACCTTGAAAACCGTCCAACGCTTTACTAATAAAACCCTCTGATGCTGCACCTATTTTAGTCCCCATGTCCTCAAATGTTGCACCAAGCCTTGACATTTTATCAGCAGTAGTGAGTTGTTCTTCACCTAAGTCGTCAACCATCTTACCAGCGACTGCCAATACTTCGTTATTAAAAGCAATTTTACGTTCTTGATCTGACAGTTGGTCTTTTGACTTACCGATGCTTTTAGCATACTTCTCGTAAGCATCTTCAGTGTTTACCATAATTCCAAGATTATCTAACATCAGTTTAGATTGTCGTCCCATACCAGTAGTTAAACTTTCCAGAGCAGATGTAGTGTCAACACCTATTGCTTGACCTAATCTTTGTGCAGTATCAAATAATTTCGCCATCTCGTCATCTGATTTCACCACACCGAGCATCATTGCATTGTTTGCTTGTGTCATTAAATCAAGTTTCGATACAGTTCCGTCAGTTGCTTGTTGTAATTTTTTAAATGAATTTTCTGTAAAGCCTATTTTGGAACCCATCGCATCAAACGCTCGTTCAACACCTTGTAATTTAGCACTGTCTTTTACTATTCTATTCATTCCAGTTACTAAACCTTTAGCAGCAAAAAACGCTGCACCCATTTTTAAAGCAGTTGTGCCTATACCTTTTAACGCTTTCTGTGCTTTACCTGCACCTTTGACGCTGACTTGTATTATTTCTTTATTTACTGCCATTTTTATCCTCGATTAAATTTTGTTTGTTGTTGTTATATTCTTTTTCTATAACCATAAAATCCTCAAATATTTTTGCAGGGGTTTCATCTAAAGAAGGGTAAGGAGGACAATTAAATGTTTTGCAGTAGTTGTATTTTTTAATAGTCATTTGTGCCTCTTTATTTAAAAGTTCAGAAGTATTGCAGAAGAAAAAATGTTCTGAATATAATATCTCTGCAACTTTATCTTCTTGAACTTTAGAAGTATTGTCGTAACATTTTATTAATTCCAGATATACGTCATTAATACTTCTAAAATTTACATAACTTCTGGTAGTTGGTGATAATGCTCTGTAGGGGTAAACAAAGCCATTATCACCGTTATTTTTTATACCTTTAATTGAAACCCAGATATTTATTAAAAATATTACGTTTTCAATTTTTTTTTATTTGCGTTTTCTATTATGACAGAACTCATTTGTACTAATTCTTCCAGTGAATAAGAATTTAATTCTTCATCAGAATAATTTGTACAGTCTTGAATTATAGAGAGCCAAAAAGAAAAACTTTTTTTAATTTCTGGATCCATAACTTTGTCATTAAGTTCTGCTCGTTCTTGAAGATTAAGTTCTAAAACTTCAATCTCAAACGCTTTAAAACTATGTCCTTGATTTTTATCAGGACATACTTTTAACTTTACTTTCTTCATACTTCTCCCTTCCAGTCGCCAAACTGATTATTTATTAATCTGCTACTGTATTAATAAGAATTACGTTACTAGATGTTGATGCTGAATTATAAGTGAATCTCAACGGTATCGTTTGCTTCCAACCATCGTCATCCATACTTATACCTGCTTCATCAACAAATACTTTATCACCGTTTATTCTATATACTGTTGTATCAAGGTCTAAAACCATACCAGCCTCATTATCAATAGCATCATCAACTTCACCATCTCTTTTACAAGTTAAATTACCTGTTACTTCATAAGCACCAACACTGTAACCCATAGGTCTAAAATCATTATCAGGATCGTGTGCAATTCTATTTACTGGTCTTGCTATTGCAACATCAAAGCCATACAATAACAAATCTTCACCATCTAATGTTGTTGTTTGTAGATCGTGCATATTGAATACAGTTGTTTGTGATGTTAGTGTAGTTTCTGTACCACTTAATGATAATGCTGCTTCTGTTGGTTTGTAACCAGTAACAAATGTAGCAGTTCCCATTACAACCCCACCATTGCTTCCAATGTCACCAGTTAATGTTAAACCAGTGCATAAACACGAAGTAAAATACATATCAACAGCCTCGCCATCGTGTGCAGCGTTTTCAAATAATAAAGTTACTGGAACAGCATTTGACGCTCCATGCTTATACGAAGTTACAGCAGGTGCAGAGCCAACCAACGCATTTGCACCATCACCGTCACCATATAATGCCAAACAAATACGATTAATTGCTTGTGCTGTTGCATGGAATGTCATCGAAACCTCCCACATAACATCGTGCTTTTGCCACTTAACCATATCATCTGACTGTGCCATTCCACCAACACCAACTCTTGATGGTGCTACGCTTAAAGTATGTTTCTTAATATCGCTAAACGAAAAGTCAGTGACAGGCATTGTTGTAAATGCTGTATCAGTAGGGGTCGTACCCATTGTTGCCTCTGTTATTATTTTAACAGCGACGTTATTTTTTGATTGAAATGTTGCACTTTTAGCCATTACTTCTTACCTCCTTTGGTATTTTTTATTTCTATTAAATGATCTTTTAAACCTTCAGGAATATCGCCTTTTATTTCTATCTCTAAACCTTCCATTAATTTAATATGTTTAGACGCAGAACTTAAAGACAAATAATTCTCTGTATTGTCTAATTTTTTATAACTTGCTTTTGCTTTAATTTTCATAGTTTAATTTATCCTCTTGTTATCCTAAATTGCTCAAATGTTCGCAGGACATAGTCCACCCTGCAATAAAGTAATCTTCATACTTCTCATCATCTTCATCTTCTACATTAAATTCTAAATCACCAACCATAATATTGTAAGCAACTGTTGAATCTGCTAACGATAAAGTTGGATTATCGTGGATCAACGCCTCTAAAATACTAACTTGATTTAAAACATAATTCTGAAATTGTTGATTTTTTCTTTTAATAAAATAATACTTTAATTCCATGTTAAAAGTTCGATGTTCTGAAAACCTTGTAACATCACCTTGATCTGAGCCAGTAGGTATAATTCTTATAAATTGATTACCTTTTATTTCACTATCCCAATCGCTGTAAACAGGACACTTCATCTCTGCTCTAATTTTACTCATTAAAGCAGTTAAAACATTCTTCCATACATTTGTATAAGTTACTGACATTACCTTGTCATCTCGATACTTGCGTTACTTTTATTAGTTTGCTTTACACCTTTGTCATAAACTTCAATATACCACGTAGAATTATCGTTTGTTGTTGATCCCTGCCACCTTCCATACAAACCACCGTATATATGCTGTAAGCCACCTGTGACAATTTCAGGAGTTGTAGTTCCACCTTCTAATTTGTCATCTGATAAATAACTTACTACAAACTTAGCAGTTCCGTATGCTCCAGCAGTTGTAGTGACTACTTTTAATAGATCATATCTTTCACCACTATAATCACCTGATAATTCTATTAAGTCCATATTGTTAATATTTAAACGTGCTAATATTTTACCGTTTCTATCATTTGCGTCTATTTCAGAAGATAATTTATAAACACCGTCATTTAGTTTATCAATAATACCAGTTCTATCTTCATTGGTTACTAAACTGTGAAAGTAATCAGCCTCTTCACTTGCACCTTCTTTTGCTCGTATTAAATTTGCTGCTGCAATATAACAAGTCGCTTTTATTATTATCGCATCATATTCTTCACTTATTGAAATAGGTGTGGTGTCAATATCCACCTGTTTTGATTTTTGTATAGGTGTTGAATATCTTGCATCTATGTAATTGTGTAATTCTAATGAAGCATCTACTAACGTTTGTTCTAAAAAAGTTGTAAAGTCTACGCCTACTTCAAACACTTGTTCATTAACTGTTGTAGAAGAATAATTACTGTTATAGTATTCTACTTGATTTGTAGCAGAATTATAAAACCACTCACCGTTACTATCCACATCTCCTGATGTTGATTGTGCTGCTGCTAATTCTTCACCATTTACAAACAACTGCGAAACATAACCACTGTCCCTAAACAAATGTAAATTACCAGATGTTAATGTAGGAAAGATTTGCAATTTAGAATCAAAATCACTAACCCTGTTAAAATATTTAGTTAAATCTTCTATACTTGCGTATGTAAAATTACTTGCCATTTAAATCATCCTTCTTTTTTTTTAGATCTTCAGCCATTTTTTTAATTATAAATTCTCTTTGATACTTTGGTAGTTTTAGAAGTGCGTCCCAATCTATTTTTTTTCTTACCTTTTTGTTTGATTTTTTTTCTTCCATAACTTCTTTTAGGCATTGCTCCTCCTTTGTTTATCCTAATAATAATACTTCTACTTTACCGTCTTGCTTTCCGTTCACGCTTCTTGCTCCTATTTGCTGTATTGAATTATAACCATTTGCAGTATAATTTACACCTCCTGCGTGTGCAGATAAAGTTTCAGCATACACTTTAAATTCTGCGTTTGGTAAATGATTAAAAGAACAGTGACCTTTTGCGTAATTAATTTTACCAACAACGTTACCATTGTGCGTTAAATTTCCATTACCGTCATCAATTAAAAAAGCACTTGTGTTTTGTATAGTTTTATTTGATACAGGGTCCTCTAAAGTTTCTTTTTCTAACGTTGTTTTTGGACCATATACAATCGTAACTGCTGCATCGCTTAATGAAGAACCTGTTGGTGTTCCTTTTAAAATTGGTATCGATGAGCCATCTTTTGCTGGAAACCTACCAACACCAAAAGGTGTAGTTCCTGTTGTGTTTCCTATACCAACAATAGTGCCACTGTGATTAGAATGTGATTCAACTCTAATATCACCGTTATGTAATCGTATAGAAACTTTTTTATTATATAACCCAGAAGAAGCATCGTAAAACTTTTCATCAAATATCGCCTGAATTTTTGGTATAACTGCACTTCCTGAACCAGCAAATGTTGTATCAGATGAATCTGTTGTAAATGCTATTGCTTGTTCTGCATCTGTAGCACCAAAACCATTTGCTTGGAAGTCATCAACTACTATTGTAAAAGTATAAGTTGTAGAGGCTGTTAGTCCTGTTTCGTCACTTGCTTTTATATTTTCTAAACCCCAATCTAAAAAACCACCATTAGTGTAAAAAGGTCCTATTGCAACAGAACCTGGTACTACTCCTTTAATTTTCTCATCTGCAGTTCTTCCATAAGTAAAAAAACCACCTTTTTGTGAAAAATTACCGTTCTGATCTGTCATACATCTACCATTGTTAAACTTTAGATGTTCGTTTCCAAAAAAGAAATACAACTGATCGTTGTCATCATGTGCAGCAGCAGTAGAACCTAATAAACCTCTCTTCACTGTTAGCCTGTTTGCTGATTTGTTTTCTACTTCCATTACTTCACTGTCTATCATAATTAAATCACCAATTTCAAACCAACTCCCATCATCTACATCAATATCTAGTTCATCGATGTCAACTGCTTCATTAGTTAAAATTCCAGAACCACTCATGTAAGTGGATCCACTAAAAGCATTTATCGCTCTGTATTCGTTACCACTGTTAATATCTTTGGGTTCTTTAGCAACGTAACCTGCTGCTGAATTTGCTGCTGATTCTGGTGTTGCTGCTGAATAAGGTGAATAATTAATTAATCTAACAGTTGGTAAGTAAATAAAGTCACCTGCTGGAAGCAGGAAAGACTGCCATCTATAAACTGTTGCATCTGATGTGCCTTCAGGCTGCACATCTATACTATTTACAATATCTGTTGTTGTGTCTGATGTGCCATCTGCTCCACCATCATTAATCCAATCAACTGTTTTAATTGCAATTTCTAAAGCAGTTAATCCTACATTTTTAATTAACAAAACTTTTGAATTATGAACTGTAAGAGCAGACAAATCTTTACTAAATGATGATAAAGTTATAAAAGAATCTGTTGTATCAACATCTTGTATAATTCCAGATTTATTTGTATAATTTTTTTCAGAAGTGCAAAGATAATCACCATCTGGCGTTCTGATTTGTAGTTCTACGTTTGATAATTTTGGCGATTGTCTAGTTGAATTTAACCTGTTTAAATTTGTAGGTCTTTTTCGTAAATTGTTAGAACCGTAACTCATAAATCTGCTCCTATGTTAAATGATATTTAATTGTAATATTAATTGTGTAATCTGAATTTGTGCCATCTTGTCTAAATGTAGCGAGTATGACTTTACCCCCTGTAACTGCTGCACTATTTATAGTCCATTCTGTTAAATATGCTTGTTCACTACCAGCATTAGTAACATCTGAATTGTTTGCTAAAACAACGCCTTCAGTCAATGCTGATGTGCTTCCAGAAGTAAAAGTATAAGACATTAAGTGCATCCTTGTTGTATCGCCACTTGCTGCATCTGCACCTTCTATTGAATAAACTGCATCTATGGAGATGTTTTCAGGAACATACCACATACAAGATGTTAAAGTTGATGCTCTTTGATTGTTTGAATTTGCTGTTGTAAATGTTGTATCAGGGTCAGTACCAGTTCCAATATTTAAAGGATATAAACTTGTTGGATAATTTCCATTTTTAAATGGTATAGCAACGTGTGTATTTGCAGCAAGTATTGATGAATCGTGTGGTGATATTCCAAAATAAGCATACTGCGTATTAACGTGATTCCCTAATGCTTTTACTTGATCATTAGAAGTATCTACGTTAAATTTTTCTGCATTGTCTTGATTCACTACGATAAATGCTGATGTATTATTTTGTGTTGATGAAACTTTTAAATTTTTATTTGATACTAGTAGAGAACTAGAAGTTCCATTACCACTTTTAATTCTTCTCGCATTATGATCTAACCCAGTATTAGAATTATCAACGTATAATAAATCTTTGTATGTATCTTTTGGTGTTTTCCCTGTTAAACTCATAAATTTATCCTGAATTTTATATTATAATATAAACTAATATTTGTATTTTTAAACACAAATTTTAATTAATCGTATTCTGCAAAATCACTCGTCGCTTCTGGTAGTGCTGTTACTTTCATAATAAAATCACCATATCTTCCTGATGCATTGCCACCCCAATTTAAAAAGGCACTTGTTGCATTTGTTTTTGCACCAAGCCAGTAGTTATAAGTATCACCTGCTGTTAGTCCTGTGATAGTCCAGTAGTGCTGCACCATCTCATCATCATTTTCATCTGGCATCCTGTGCAGATGTTCATACTGCACACCTATTGTGTTGTATGTTGCATTATCAGATAAACCAAAATATAAAAATCTGTTTGATGTAGAAGCATTTGCATAAATTTGTATCATAACTTCTACGCAACCACTCGGTGGTGCTACAAATCTTACCGTCATTGCACTGTTAGGAACTGCAAAAGATGTTGTCAAAGTATAACTTGCATGGATTACATCTTCTCCGATAAGCCTATAACCAAGTATCATACCAGCGTATGCACTGTTTGCTACACTAAACTGTGTCCCTGCTTTCCTTGCAATAAATTTACCTGTATGTGAATCTAATATTAAATCACCGTCAACGTCAATGCTTAAGTCTGCATCTGATCCTGCTGCATCAGTTGTAGTTAAACTTGTTACACCATTAGTTGTAGTCGATAAAGCACTAAAATCATCAGTGCTACCTATTGTTCCATAAATTGTTAAAGTTCCTACACTTGTATTTATTTTGGCAGAAGTTGAACCGTTATCCTGAATAAATATATCTCCACCATTTGCATCTAAAGTTAAATCAGTATCGACATCTAATGTTAAATTACCTGCTGCAACTATTTTATCCAGTGAAGATATAGTTAAGTCCCCACTTGAATATGTTACATCTGATAGTTCATTTAGTGCCGATGCACCCCCTGATCCTGAATCATCAGGTTCAGTTGATACATCTATACCGTTAACTTTTAAAGAACCTTTTACATCAACTGTGTCTTCTGATATTTGAATTGGTGTGCTTTTATCGCTAACTTTTAAAGTTTTTAAATTAGATTCTAAATTACTATCTGTTTCTAATTGAACAACATTCTTTCTCTTTTTTTCAAAAATGTTTTTTAAACTAGATATAATTTCAGATAATCTCATTTATTATTTATCGCTTTTTAAGCCTTCAATAAAACCCTGCACTGCTGCACCGACTGTATTGTCAACTAAATCAATAAAATACGGTTCTATTGTTGCGTTCCACAATTTCTTTGTTAACTTCCATTTGCTAAGACCTAAAGTCATCGCTGCACCTATCCAGTATGCACCTGCTTTTACCCAACTGTAAATATCTTCGTTAGGTATTCTTTTTAAAAGCCATAAAGCCAAACCACCTGTTGTGCCACCCACCATTAAATTTAAATTATTCATTAAAAAATCCATATTATTGTAACTCCTCTTTGTTTGTAGTTATTAATTTAATACCATTAAAAAATACTTCCAATACTTCAAGTCTTGAATCTAACTCGCTGTATGATTCTTCTTTAAATACAGGAGGATGTGAATCTTTTTCTAATTTATCCAACCGAGCGTGTAGTTCATGAATTGACAGTTGCACATCTTTTAATGTATCTTCTATACTCATTATTGTTTAATCCCTAACCAAGCCAACAATACACCAATTATAGCGTATAAAGTAATACCTATTGACTTAATTCCAGTAATATTATTTTCTGCTGTTCTTAATCTACCGTTTATTTTTTCTAAATGCTTATTGTTTTCATTTACTTTATCTTTGATGTGTTCTATATCGCCCACCATTTTAGTTAATTGTAAAGTAATATCTCTTTCAAAATCTGTCATCTATGGTATTTGTTTAATTAAATTATTATTTAATCTAACTACACCTTCTGGTGGCTCTGCACCTTCAAATGTAATCTCTAAATTTGCGTAATTATTTCTTGTTGGAAGAATTGAAGCACCTAGATCTGCATCTATTGCTCCAGCGTCTTCTTTACAAAATATGCCACCACCCACTCTTGATTTTCTTTTACCAAATTTATTTAACCTAACTTTTAAACTCATTTTAAGTTCTTTAATTTTAATAGAACCCTGAGGAGCAAGAGTGACCAGTGGCACGTTAATTTCTTTACCATCTACTATCATTTTCATACACTTAGGCGTTCCATCTTCATTAATGTATTTACTTAACGCTTCAATGTGTTGATTTTCTGCTAAAGATTGTGCCTGAACAACTGCATCGTACAAACCTTTAGTTAAATGATCTAAAAAATTACCTTGTTTAACTTTAGCCATCAGTTGCTGGTGCCGATTTCTGTTTTCCAATACTATTATTTAACATATCTAAAACCTTCATTAATCCCTCTGGTTTTTCTTGTTTGCCTTTTACTGCAACTGTGTATTTAGCAGAAGTATCTGACTTTCTACTATTTTCTGAATGATGTGAAACTTTACCTTCAAATTTAGCACTCCAGCAACCCCAGCCAACTGACGCACTTGCAGTAGCACTAGTATCAGTTGAAGATTTACTTGCTGTTTGTGTTGATACTTCCATGTCAAAGTTAATACCAATTTCATCTACACATAAACTTGGTATGTTTATTATAGATAATAAAGGCACATCTAAAGCCACGCTTTCTGATCCGTCCTCGTATTTAAAAGCAACTGACTTTGTATTACCATCTTTATCCATACCAACCTCTTGAATAAATGAAGCAGTTGTTGCTGCCAATGTTTTCTGACCTTCTGCTGCTGCAACTAATGGTGCAGATATTAACTGTTCTATTGGTAAGCCAGTAAACTGATTTGCTATTTCGTTTGCCATTCTAACTCCTAGTATTTTTTATTTTCGTTACGTTCTTGCATACGCAAAAATTTGTCTTTTAAGCCATTACCACTTAAACTTGCAATAACTTCAACTAAAGTTTTATAACTGTTTTCTAAACCTTTCTGTTCCAACTGCATTTTTTTCTGCTGATCTATTAATTTAATAATAATACCTTCAACTCTTGTAAATGATTCACGTAATTCTTTTTGTAATTCATCTTGTATAAACTTGTTCTGCTTTTGAATAAACCACCAAAAAGCAGCAGCGACTACAATAGGAACTCCATACTGTTCTAACAATACTAACCAATCCATTAAACTACCACCTTAAAGATAGTAGTTCCCTGATTAATTTTATCACTTGATTTAGCATTATAAGATTCAAGGGATTGTTCAATATTATAACCAGTTCCGTAATTTTGTAGATCAATTTTAATACCATCTCTGTTACCGTTATTGTAAAATATGTAGCAGTTTTGTGATGCTCTTCCAGATAGATTAAGTGCCTTCTCTGAATAATCGTTAGCACCTACCATTGAGGAACTTCTGGAATAATTATCACCCACTCTTGCTGAATGAATGTGTCCAAAAATAACGTAATCAATTTTAGTGCCTCTCATTCTATACCTTCCAATCATTTGGTTTATAGAAGATTCAATTCCTGTTCTTTTAACTGCTCCGTTGCCATGCAGCACTAACAAATTCTGACCTGCAACTTCTACAACAACTTCTGTTGGATCACCGTCTATAAATTTAATATCTGTATCTTTAAATAAATATCTTAATGTTTGAAATATTGTGTAGTCATAATTATCAGTAGCGATTAAAGTTGACCAACCCCAATCTTTTTTTACCCTAGATTCATTACCTGTTACCATACATACAGAAACGTTAAAATTACTGTTTAAATCGATGATTACTTGTTGAAGTATATCTACTGCTAAAAATGTTGCTTTTGCTCTATTTGTAGCCATTTGTAGCAATTCATCTAAACGTCTGTCACTATTCAGGAGGTCGCCTGATTGAACCATTAAAACGTTTGTGATCCCCATCGCTTTAAAGTATGTAGTTGCGTTTTCAACAAACAACTTACATCTTGCAGAAGCAACTGTAAAATCGTATTTATTATGTTCTAAGTTAACCAGTTCGTTAAAATGCACATCGCTAAATTGAATAACACCAACTGCACTTTTATCTTCTTTATGCTTTACTATAAATTTCGATAACTTATATTTGTCAAAAATCTTTACTAACCTTTTACTGTATTTAGATACTGCGTTTTCTACTCTTGCGTATTCTCTAAATGATTTACGCTCAATTCTATTTAAATCTTGTGCTGATTGTTTTTGTTTTGCTAGTCGTACGTTTTCTTTTACTAACTCTAGGTTTTCAATAGGATACGCACTTCTGCAACCACACACCTTACATTCATACCTTTGTTTGTCGTCAAAATACCCTGATTTAATTAATTTATCAGAGTGGCAATTTGGACAAAACATATACTATACAACTCTCCTCATTCTATCGCTGAGTTCTTTTGCACGTCTTGGAGTATCAGTTCTCGCCCACTTGCTGTCTAACATCTCAGTTGCTGCACCACTGTAATCTTTATTTGCTAGGAGGAAGATTGTTTTTTTAAATTTGCTAAAAGCAGTAACGCCTAATTGATAGTTCATATTCATTACAATATTTTGGACTTCTTTAGGTGCAGGTAAAAACCAGTCATACTTATCAGCGAGGACATACTTTAAGTTAGATAATTCTTCTTCTAACCATTCAGTTGCTTGTTCTTCGGTAACTTTTAAATACTTGATCCTTTGACCGTAGCCAATAGTATCAAATCCTGCTGTGCATTTATAAACAACAGGACTAAAGCCTTCGTGCTTTTTAATGTCATCTATTAAGGACATTTATTAATCACTTGTTTCTATTATAACAATAGTAAAAACTTTTGAGCCAAATTTTGTGCAACTATGTGATACCTTAGCAGGTGTAGTATCTAAATCATCAATATAATCCTGTATATCTTCTGCTAATGTTCCATCTGCATCGCCATCTGCACTTACAATTTTATCATCATTATGTAGAAAACTTTTAACTTTGATAGCCATTATTTACCCACCTTACTTTTAACTTTTTTAGATTTTAATTTTTTGATTTTGTTTCCATTTGCATCACATTCTACAAATCTTTCTTTTAAACTATTTATATCATGATTTGAATTTGCTTCTATTATAACACCGTTAGGTTTTTTAAAATATTTCATAATTTCTCCAGTTTAAGTAGGGTGGTAATCCGACTACCACCCTACATTGCGATTGTTGTTATTTATTAAGATACATCTGTTAAAATATAAACACCAAAAGCGTCTTTTATTTCAACTTCACCCCAGAAACCAACAGCAACATATTCTGTCGCTCTTTTTGAAGCATCTCTCTGAGATTCCAATCTGAACAATCCTTCAGATCCTATACCTAATCCAACAGCACCTTTACTAAATGCAAACCCTGCTGCATCACCACCTGAACCAACGTTTTCATTTATTTGGTCAGACCAGTAAACATCAAAACCAGCAAATGAGCCAAGCATACCTGTTTGCATTGCTTCCTCACCTTTAGCACCTAACAAAGATAAAGGTTTTGCATTTGATCCAGTTACTGCTGCATCATTAGTTAAAGAGATTAAGCCTTTAGGACCCCACATTTGTTTTGCTGATAAAACTAAATTGTAAGGAAACGGAGCACCTGCACTTCTTAACTGACGCATTGAACCAAAGATATGTGATAATGCTAACGCAGTACCTGCTGATGATTCAGTTTGTGAAAAACCTGTTCCTAATGCAGTTAAATCTGCATCAAGTTTAGCAGCAACAGCGTTACCTAAAATAGCACCTGTGTTTCCTACTAAGTCATCAGCAGAACCCATACGTGCTAAATCAGTCACATCTGCTCTAATTATATGTTCACCAACTGTTGCAGATCTAGCAGCAGTCGTGATTGATGTAATTGTAGATGTGTCTGCACCTTCAGCGTCATCACTGTTTGTTCTTACAGCAGATGAAGCCACTTTAGTATAATCTGGAAATTGAACTGTGTTTGCACCTTTGACTGCTTGTACTGAAGTAACCAGAGGAAGCATCACGTTTGTTTTGTTAAAAGCAATAACAGCGTCGCCGATTATTTTACCTAATCCACCTGCTGCTACTGATGTAGTTGTTATAGCCATTGTAACCTCTTAATAAAACACTCTTTCAACTGCTCTACTGAGCCTTCATTTTGAGTGTTGTTAATTTTTATTTTTATAAGGTTTTTTTAATGTGCCTTTACCCCAACCACCAAACAAACCAATAGTAGAAGAAGTTAACGACTTGCCTTCTGAATTTCTTGTTGCTCTACTTTCCATCTCGTCAATATATTCATCGTAAGTCATTCTTCCGTTTTTATATTTGACATCAACATCGCCATCTTCACGAGGCGTTAATTCCATGTCATTGTTTGGATCAAAATCTACGTTACCTATTTTAGAATGTTTTTTAATCTTCTGCTGTGTAGCCAATTTTGAATCCTTGTTGATTTGTAATTGAGTTTGCTTTCTCATACCCTGCTGGATCTTTAGTCGCCCACTCAGCATAAGAATCAAAACCACCAAAGTCACCTGCTTTACCAGTTGTGGCTCTTGCAGATGAAGTAGATGGAGCATTTACATTATTTGTTACCTTACTTACATACGTTTCTAATTTGTTCAAATCTTGTAAGCCTTCTGCAATAGATTTGTCAGTGTCATCAGTTAGTTTAGACATTAGAGATTCACGCTTATCAACTTGATATTGCTGCCATTGCTCTGACGCAGTTTTAAACTCGTTTCTTTCTTTAGTAACAATATCTAGTGCTTCTTTTAACTTTCCATCTTCTACTAACTTTGCTTCTGCTTTAGATTTGTTATCTGCTGCCATTTTATCTAACTGTGCCTGAAGTTTACCAATTTCGTTAGCCATCTCGTTTTTACTGGCTACAACTTCTTGGAACCTATCGTAAGGGACATTTTTATTACTAGTTTCTGTACTAGGATTTGTTTCAGTATTCTCATTACTGTTTGTTTGAACTTCTGTTTTTTCTTCTGACATTTTTACTCCTTAAGTGGATATTTATTGAAAAATCTTACTACTAATATAGTTTAATTTAGATATTATAAAAGAATTAATTTTATTATAACTTTTTACCTTTGTGTATTCTTTTTGTAGGTTTTGAATTAATCCTAATCCATTTATTAAACTCTGTTTTTATAAATTTAGAAACAACTGTTGGCACTGGCTTATCTTTAGAAGTTAAAGCACCTTTTTTCTTTTTTCTCTTTCTCAAACTTGCAACTCGATCACCCATCGTTGGGTAACCAAATTCAAACCCTGTTCTGCTTGGTTTTAAAAACCCTTCAAAATCACGCATGGTATCAGATGTTAAAACAGCAGTGACATCATCAGAGAAATCATTTGCTTGTCTTTTAAACTTCTGACCTTCTTTTGCTGCTTTGTAATCTGGATCATATTTACCACCCCACCACTTTGTTCCATAAACGTTATGACCTTCATCAAAAATATAATTTTGATATAACGTTCTTGCATCTCTGCCTAATTCTGACCAAAACCTTTTACTTGCAAACGCTTTTTTTTTAATCATCTTCTAATAATGCTCCTGCTTTGTTTGGGTTATAAAACCGTTTAGCATATTTAACTCTCTTACCTATTGATTGCCATTTATGTCTGCAATTATAACCACCACCTGTTAATAAAACGTTTCTTCCAAAATTGTTAATAATTTCTTTTTGAGTTAATGGCTCTGTGCTACCCATTTTTAAACATTCGTTTCTTGTTCTGTCATCTATTGGTCCAATATAAGCGTATAAAGTATCTGCTGGTTCTTGCTGCATAATTCCATACGTTACTGACCTTGAATAGTTAGCCATCGCAGTTGCTACGATAGTTTCTAATTGATCACCTGTTAATGTTTTAGATAAAATGTTTGCAAGTATATCTTCTTCACTTAACCCAGCAAAAACACCAAACGCAACTTCTTGTTTTATTTGTGCAGCCAAGTATGGTAAATAAGTTTCCCAGACATTTATATCGTAAAAGATTAGTGCTTGTAATTGTTCTTCAGTCATTATTTATAGGTGGCTTTATTGCTTTTAAAATTTCAAGGTGACCTTTTGTATATTCTTTTTTAATATCTATAAATTTCTTTTTTAGTAATTCACCCAGATCTAAATCGTTCAATGAATTTATAAGTTCATCTTCACCGACTTTATCTTTTGTTTTGTATAAATCTTTTACAATTTTAGTTAAACCAGTTTCATACATGGTGCCGATTTTTTTAGCAGTTTTATCTAGTTTATCAATATCCATTACAATATATCAGAAACCTTTTTACTTTTCTCCCACATCTTGCAACTCCAGTATCTTGCTTTAGTTTTATCTTTTGCTGTTGAACATTTATGTCTTGCTCTAAATGATTTACGCTTTGCATCGCTTTGTCTTTTTATTGATAAATTAGGATCACCAAACATAACTTTTTTAATTTTATCACCTGCTTGAACGTAAACTTTAAATTTTTTTCTACCATATCCTGCCTCACCTTTACTGATTCTGCTAGGTTTATTTAAAGTTACTTTTTTACCTTGATACTCTGCCATTATTCAGAAGGTGTGTTTAATATATCTAAAAGAGGATTACCTGAAGGTTGCTCTTCTATGTCATCAACTTCTGTTGCCTGTCTGTCAAACAAATAATCCTGTGCTTCTTCTCTTGTTAAATCAGGATTCTTTTGCATCATTATGTCAGCCAGATCAATTAAACCTTTTGATAATTCCCAGTCCCACTTTTCACGCTGCTCTTTATCTGATAATACTTCTACTGTTTCGCTATAATCTACATCTTCTAAATCACCAGCGTCTTTACCATCTTCAACTGCTATAATTAATCGTTCTAAATCAAACAGTTTAAATTCTATATCACGCCACCTAGTAATATCTGACTTACGATCATCTGTTAACTCAATGTTTCTCATACGAAGTGCAACGCCTGATTCAGCCTGTGTGTTTCCTTCAACGAAGCCTGTCGGTAAATGATAGTTCTGTGCTAACATTTTATAACTGCTCGTAATAGAAGCATCAAGTGCAGGTATTGCATTAGGTGGTGAAACGATTGATATGCTGCCATCAACACCTAAATAGTTTATTTTATCTTGTCCGATTGCCATTGTGTCTTTATCTATTCCAGCACCATTAACAAACAAATATCCAAACGATTGAAACATAACGTTAGCGTTTTTGTTAGTTTCTGCTACATTGATTGCGAGGTTACTTGTAATTAAATCATTAGAAGCATTTGTATCTAAATAACTAAATTCAGGTTTACCGTTTCTAAAACATTCAACAAAAGGTAATCTTCCATAAGGATTAACCATGTCTGGATTATCTTCCTGTGTATATTTCTTACCATTCCTGTCAAATATAAAGTGACTTTCTTTATCCCAGTAAGCAAATTGTTCAGGTGTGTCATCTAGCACTGTTGATTTCATAGTTATCGGATAAACTATCGCTTCAGGTTTTAGTGGATCTTCACCAAACATTGGTTCATAATCTGTTATAATATCATATTCAATACAACCGTAACCATCGTCTTTAATTCTCCAACATGGTTTTAAAAGAACAGCGTCCAGCAGATTTGTCATTCGTTCCAATCTTTGCAACTTTAAATCTTTTTCAACAAAATAATCAACTACATCTTCGTTAGTATAAGTTCTAATTGGAGGCTGCATATATACTAAACTGACTCTGTCTATTATTCTCTTTGTAATATTAACGTTTCCTGCAACTATTTTAGACATTGTTGATTCACTAAAATATTCAGAAGTGTAATCAATAGTATCGCCATTATAGTAATCTAACGCTTCATACCTTGACCTCTTCCACTTATTCTTCCTCTGTTGATTAATGTCCCACCTAGACATTAAGACTGTAAGTTCTGACATATTTGGTATCATCTTTCTGCTACTCCTATCATTGCTTTAACTGTTGGGTGTTTAAAATCTACATAATAACCAAGTGCGTCAGAGATATGCGACAGTTCAGAATTTGATGTTTTATCAATTTCTCTAGTGCCTTCTTTGTTGACGACTTGTTCTAAATCTCGTATTAAATGTTTACAACTTGGATCTATAATTAAGTTACCTTTACTTAAATTGTTGTTCATGCTGTTAACCCTATTTATTACTAGTGGGTTTATATGCCTAACATTTACAATAAAGTTTGCTTTCTGGATAATTTGAATATCTGAATACCTCGAGGAAGAGTGCCTCGCTGCACCTGTTGCGTCTGGATAAGCGTAGTATTTATTGTTTGGATATTTTCTTTTAATTGTTTCCATCATACGCTCTGTTAGCAGATCACCACTACCGTCTTGTGTTAATAATATCTCATCGATTACTTGTATTTGAGGTTTATGTGGCTGTTCCTGTATGATACACGCAGCCATTGGTGAAACATTGAAGTCGACACCCACTTGTATTGGTAAGTTGGGATTGTAGTTACATTTTCTGATATTTTTTTCTCTTGTGAAGCCATTATAAGTTGTCCCTTTTTGTAAGTTTACAAACTTTCCTTCCAGATATGCCTGTAATAAATTTTCGTCGTAATTTTCTTTTAATGATTCGATGTATGATTTTGGAAGATATGGATTATCTTCTGTCTTTCCATGCACTAGATATTTATTAGGTGAAGACTTATTTACTAGAAAGTCATGTGCAAATTTAAAACCTTCAGGCGTTGTTGTCATAAACAGTTCTGCTTCTTCACAACCTCTTAATCTTCCAAGTGCTTTATTAACTGCAAGTTCTGCGTTCTTTTTAGATTCCACATCTATTTCATCAATATAACAGAAGGTGTAATTGCTGCCTACTATTTTATGTGCTTGATTTGTAACATATATTTTTACATCACCAAACAAAGTTTTAAATTTATGTTGAGCAATATTGTAATCGTATGGTATGCCACATTTTTCTAGCAATAAACTAAAAGGTTCTACAAACACTTCTTCTGCTAAAGAATAAGTTGGATATAATATTAATCCGTTAGATTTGTTTAAAGTTGGGTTTTGTAAATTCACTAAAGACATCAGGCACTTTGTTAAGCCAACTTTTGTCTTTCCTGATCCAAAGCCTCCCACTAATGCTGAAACCCTTGCTGTTGGGTTTCCTCTTTTAGTTAAAAAATCCCACTGATGTGGAAAGTAATTCTCTTTTTTTAATATTGGATTATTATAAGTCTTCAAGTTCTATTTTATCAAATGGTTTTACAAGTTCAACTTCCTGTCTATCTGTTTGTCCTAATAATTGCTTACCAAGCCACACTAACATTGTATGACTTCCGTTCTCTGCTGCTTTCCATTGTAGTTGTCGTAATCTGATTTTACCTTTGTCCCTGCCTTTTGTCAGAAATTCGGAATAACTTTTACGTATTAAGGATTCATCGCAACCAAAAAAAGAAGCGATTTCAATATTTGTGCAACCAAATGAAGCAAGTTTTTCAATTTGTTTAGTATCGATGTTATATTTTTTAGGTCTTGCCACTTTAATTGGAGCGTTGAGGTAGGTATTGCACCTCCTCTTCCACACTGGTAGTGTGACGTGCTACTTTTACACCATCAACGCCTAGTTTTTTACCTTTATACATTGCGATACCTAATTCTTTTAATTTTTTAAATGGAATTATCGGAACAGTTAAATCTTTCTTTTTTTCTTTATCTATAAAATAAACATACCTTAATTGATAACCTTCTAATGGTTTGTAACCTGCTTCTTTAAATATTTTCATACTTGAAGCACCTTTAAATTTTTTAGATTGATGTGAAGTCATAGAAGGCACTACTACTTTTTTTGCGTTAAAGCCTAACCTCAATGATATATCAGTTGCTACTTCTCCGTTAGGTGCCTCCCATATTGTTGTGTTCTTTTTAATGTTTGTTAAATAAAAGCCTGACGCTCTATATATTGTACCGTCCCCACATTGACAACAATCAGAAAACGACAAGATCCACTTTATTTGTGGAGCGTTTTTTTTTATCAATTTGATTGATATAGCGATACATCTGCTTTCTGCATTTTTAGGAAGCACATCATCAAAAGCCATTCTGTTTAATTCTAACATCTCGTTCCACCCAGTGCCTTTTACTAAACCGATTGTTCTTCGTTTATCTAATGGTGATCCGTAAGACATTACTCCATGAAGAACACCTTTATAAAATGCACCAAAATGTAATCTACTGTTTGGAACAACTTTACCAGAATAGTGATATTTTTTTACAAATTCATTTGCTAGTTTTGCAGGGATAACTTTTAACCGTATATCTTTAACCTTCATAACTGTTACAGATCCACCAGATTGCGTTACCGTTGCTATTCTCATTACCTGTTTCACTAAAGTCGTTTTTCTTTGCTTTTTTTAATGCTGCTTCAACTACCTCATATTGTTCATCAGATAAAGTGAATGTTATTTGTCTAAATGGTTCTTTATCGCCATCAGGTAGTGAAAATTCTTCATCATAGTCGTTGTCAAATAATTTTAAATCTTCATCTGTGAAACCCCAGTCCATCAAATCGTTAAAGTCAAATAAATTTGCTAAAATATCGTAATCCCATTCACCTACGTTTTTATTTAATCTAATATTTAACTCTTTTTCTTTATCTAATGACAAATCAATTTCTATACATGGCACTTCTTTGTAATTTAAATCTTTTGCTACTTTTATTCTTTGATGACCACCGATAATTATATTTTTTCTATCTTTATTTTTGTTTATAATTACTGGATCAACAAAACCAAAACGCAACAGTGATTCTTTTATGTTTTCGTATTGGTCTTTTTTTAATTGTCGTGGGTTATATTCAGCAGAAATTAAATCATTAATATCTTTTTTAATAATATTTTGTGTCTTTTTTTGCATATATCAGTTACATAATATAATACAATAAAACTATTTTAAAAATATTTTATGATTTTTCACGTATAATAATTGTTTCAAATTTTTTACTTTTATGCTGCTCAACTTTTAAATCTAAATATTTTGGTGCATCGTCCCAGATAAGTTTTTCATCAGAACAAGCGTCCAGTAATTGTTTGCAGCCACCATATAAATTATCTAAATCTAATAATCGAGTTCTGTAACTTATTATTGTTAATTTGAATTTCTCGCCTACTTCTGCTTCTCTTACTTTTTTTAATTTCATTTGATTACGAACAAATAGTGCCCAGATTTTTTTACATTGTCTTTTAACAGCCCAGTGCTTACGATCAAGTTGGTTTCTTGATTCCACTTTATGTGGTAAAGTTAGTATGTCGCTTTTATTCATTTATTCTCCTACAAAAAGTTAATGTGTAATATTGTTTCACTTTCCAAAAATCTACGTCCTGCCATTCAAAAAATTTTAAACTTGCTTTCTGGTTTCCTAAAAATTTAACAAACCAATAATGCGTAACCAGTTTGTTTGTGTTTCTATGAGCGTCATGGTTAACCCTGTATTCATTTACTGTTTTTGGTATTCCTTTTACGTCAATGTAAAAATTTTCATCAGGGTATTCAATTACAAGATCAGCATCTGGAACTGGTTGTATGTCTATAAATGGACTCGCTGTATATTTTATATTATTTTTTACTAAAAAATGTCGAGCAATTAATTCTGCTAAAATTCCAGAAACAGAAACCCAGTGTTCTCTGTTACCTCTATATTTGTCAGAGCCTTCTTTATATACATTACTAGATAATTCACTTCTAATAACTGCAAGTTTCTGAGAAATATCTTCGTATTTTTTAGGGTATGTTATTGTTCCATCAAATATCCAACTCATGTTAAAACCACTTACTTTCTTTTAGTGCTTGTTTTCTCTTTGCATTATGTTTATCTGATAATTTTTTTATGCACTTTTTACATTGACCATATTTAATACCGTTGTAAACTTTTTGATTTTTAACAGTTAATTCAACGTTGCACTTAGTGCAGTTTTTTTTATCTTTTTGTTTTCTAATTGGAAGCGTAATCATTTTTTTCAAAAGATGTGTTATCTCTGCAATGTGAACACAAACCTATCGGTTCATCTTGATCATCTTGTATATCATATAACGGACTTGCATAGCAGCAAACGCTCAACCATTCATTATCATCATATAACATTATATGTCCTCCAGTTTTATTTTATTAATTTCTAAACCAAAACTATCCCAGCCTTCTCTTTTTTGTCTTGCAAATAATTCTACATAATTAGGGTAACTTACTTTTTCGATATATTCATACATTTGTAAAGGTTTTGTTGAATGTTTTGTTCTCTTTGCATTTATTAAAGTTGTAGCCTGTTGTCTTTTACCGTTTAATATTTTGTAAGGTAGTTTTCCTTTAATTCCAAACAAACAGTGTTCCGTTTGTCCTCTAAAATATTGTCCTAACCCAAATCTGTCTTTACACCAAGTAATTGTAGTTACATACCTAAAGTTCCACTCTTCCATAACTTTTAAACCATCTTTTAAAAAATTATTTGTAACCCATAAATAAAGGTGGCAGTTATTGTCTGCTATTTTTTCAATAAAAGTTTTTAATTTAATTATATCTTTAGTTTTCATTACTGGGTAATGTTTATCTGCACCTCTTTTTATTTTACCACCACCTATTTCAGACCACGCAGGATCTGCGTATATTGTTTTATACTTTTTCAATTTTTCTCTGTGTTAATAATTTTGCTCCACAACACCTGCTGTCTTCTTTTGCTGGAAACTTATAAAAATCTGATTCATTGCATTTATCGCAGTAACCAATTCTATTATAACCAGTTGCATCTAATTTAAACTCTTCGTTTTTATATTTAGTCGCTGGTTTCCACTCTTGTTGGTTTCTTACCCATCTTTCTAATCTTCTCTTTATATCAAACGTTTTCTGCATCTCATACTTCATTTTAGTGCCACCCATATTTCTCTCAGTCCAATAATTACAAAAGTCATCTATAACTTCAGGAGCAACCATAGGTGTAAATTTTATACCCTCAGCCAAAACTAAATTTATAAATTTTTGCTCTTTATCTACATTATTTATTTTATTGTCATTATTGTTTGTTTCTGCACCTGTTTTATTTGTATTCTTTTTGCGTTTTGTATGCGTTTTATCTGCGTTTCTCAAACCTTGTAACTCTAAATAATTTATAATAGTTATCTGTGTTGATATTGAATTAGTTTCTACTTTTATCATACTGTCAGTTTCTAGCAACTTCAGGAAGCCACGAAGTTTTGCAGAACTCCAGTTAAAAGTTAACATCAACTTTTTTTGCGATGTTATAAAACTACCTGTTTTTACTTTTATTAATTGGTTACCTATAACAACTTTATTTGGTTTATGGTTTGCACTTAAAAGCATAAAAACAAAAGCCTCAAACCTGCTGTAAGATCTACCTCTCGATAATATAGGATTATCTAAAATTTTTCTGTGCAATGATATCCACCCTTTATTCATAACTGAACTCCTGTTATATTTTTAATCATTACCCTGTGCTTTCTTGATGGTTTGTGTTTGCGATCAAGCCAACCTTTTACTGCTGCTGGACTTACATTGCATTGTCTTGCTAAATATGACATCGTTCTCTCATTAATTTTTAACCAGTTTTTTAATTCTATAATTGTGTCGAAACACATAATACCTCCTTTGTTTATGGAAGGAGGTAGTGGCTGCTTGAGTAACTTACGTTGTGGATGTGGGTTACAGCCACCACCCCCTGTGTTATCATCTACGCACTAAAATGGCACACCTTCATCTTTATCAGCATAATTGTTTGAGTTTTTAATTCTATCTACTTCAGACATTCCACCAATCATTCTTTTAGGCTGCACATCGCCTTTCTCGTATGCTTTTAAAGCAACTTTTTCAATTTCTGCTTTAGTTTCTTTTGCAGCATAAACAGTGTCGTTGTATTCACCTTCTTTATTTTGCTGCGATGGCATTGCAACAAATAAACCGTTTATACCTTCTACTAATTTCAGACCTTTAATAGTTAAGCCACTAACTTCAAGATCAAAAAACGCTTTTAATTTACCCCAACTGCCTGTTTTCATTCTTGTTATCTTCATTTAACCTCCTGTTTTTTAAAATCATCAGCCTCTACTTCACTGTATATTCCATATTGATACGCATTTATTAACTTTAAAACACACCTATCAATTCCACGTTTTTCTGCCATTGATCCGTAGTAATTGTTTTTGCTATTTCTGTTATCTGCTTCACCTACTGATGTAACATTATCAATTACACTACCTTCTTTATCTTCTTTAACCATTGTAATTAAAAATCTACAACTTGTTTCAGATTGATAAATAGGTTCTATTCTGGACAATTTAATGTTTTCAATTAGTGCAATTTTAGTAATTGCATCATGCGTAAGTATCCAATTATCGTGGCACTTCCAAACATCTACTTTACCGTCTAACTTATATTTTTTACCTAGTTCAGCGATTGTCATTCTTCCTCCTTTTTGACTTTACCATTCTTTGTTGTTTTCACTTTCTATAAATTCAGACCACTGCTTCCTGAATCTAAAAGGTTTCTCTACTACATCTATGATCATGTCAGCGTCATATTCTTTATCTTCAACTAACCACTTTAAAAAGAATATAAACTGATAAGAATCTACACGTTCCATTATACCCATTATACAGCCTCTCTTTCTAAAGCGTAGGCTCTATAACCTTTAAAATTTAAAGCGATGTGTATTATCGTTTTATCTATCTTTGCTACTATTTTTGTGTCAGTAATAAAATATCCATCATAGAAGTTAACATCTAAGCCTAAATCTTTTAAAAATGCTTTAATTTTTTTATTCATTATTTAACCTCCATGTTGTGGTATTCATTAAATTGTTTGGTCCCATATTTAAAATCATGGTTTACAAACACATATTTAGCAGTGAAATCAATATTATCAGTTTCTACATTATCAGCAGTTACTATAACTAAATCAAAGTTTATAGTTTCACCTTTGTGGTATTCGTAAATATCTTCCATTCCGTTAAATGATCCTGCTGCAAATAAAGCCTGAACATCGCCTTTTATTAATTTAAATATATCAGCAGATATTGAAGTAGGATCTACATATACTCTTAATGAACTACCACCTGTATATGATTCTGTTGCTACTTGAATGTTTGTGTTATATTTTTGTTTTATATATTGCTTACATACTTTAGAAACTCCACCCATTCTTGTGTAATAAGAATGTCCGTTATTCCATGATACTAATGGTATGTTTTTGAATTTGTATCCATTCCATGTAAAATCTGCTTTTTTAGTTTTCTTCATTGTTACTCCTATTTACTTAATTTATCTTTTAACCAATTCAAGTCAGTCGAACTTACCCAAAATTCTCTGTCAGCACCACCAACCCAAAAGAACAAAGTTCCGTTTTTTCTAACTTCAACAAATTGGTTTCCATTATTAGAAGTAAAAGTTTCACCGTTTTGTGCTTTAGCAACCACTCTCAAAACCCAGCCTTTTGTTTCTGTATTTAAAAATAATTCTCTATCAGCACCACCAACCCATAATCTAAAGTGTCCTGAATCTAATTTATCTAAAAATAAGTTTCCAGTGTTTTCTGTTTGTATTGCTTTCATTGTTACTCCTAATAATTTTTTGTTTTTCCATTTATAGCATCGTTGCTATGTGTGTAGTTTAGGGTTAATTTACTTTATTACAAACATTTTTTTTAAGTTTTTAAAAATAATTATAATAAAAGAATACAAGAATCCCTTTTAAAAAGAGATTCCTGTGGCGTTTAGTCTGTGAGGGAGAAGAAGTTTTAAATTTGTTCTATTAATTTTAGGCGTATATTATATAAATTAGGCGTTTTTTGAACTATCTTGTAATCTTTATCCATACGAACGATTGCAAAGCCTTCACTTGATTCTACGTCTTTGTCTAATTGTAAAACCATTGGTAAGTGCCCACCAAGCGTTCTGTGAACAACTTTTGTATAAAAATCGATACCGTTATTAATTGTGTATTCACTGTTACCAAAAGAATCAGTTGTATGGTTGCTTTTTGCTTGAAAACCACGTGTATTAGTAAAAGGATATTGAGGCATCACATTCTCTGGTGCTAAACTGTCAAAACTTATAGACCAAGTCCTTCTACCTGTTCTTCTGCTAAAATTGTTGGCAATTTCAACGTTTGGTGAAGAAAGACCAAACGGTTCGTTGATCCAGTTATTTGTTTTATTCCAATTCATTGTAGAAATTGTTTTACCAGAAATAGTTTCTTTTTTCTTAATTCCATAATCGACAGTAAGCGATTCGTTTATGTTAGCGTTATGTGGAAAGTCAAAGTAAGAACCCCACGCTAAAGAACCAATTTTTAAAGATGCGTCTAAATTTTCAACACTTAATTGTAATCTAAAAATATTGTGATTAGAAAACGCAACTGGATTACTTGATAACTGGCTTATGCTAAAACCATCGTATGCAGGAGGCGATTGACCGACTATTGAATTTTTAATATAATTAGAATTAATTACTTGTGCGTCTTGATAATTTTGTCGCATAATATACGGTGTAGAATAAACGTTAGCACTTGCAAAATTATGACCTAATACCATGTAATAGTTAAAGTCCCATAATTTGTTTACTCTCATATCTGTTGTATCGCTTAATGGTGAAACCCTGTAATTTAACTGAATTGCAGTACTATCAGTTTCTGGAACAGATATTGTTTTTGACGGATCTAATTGTATTAATTGAATTAATTGTTCATCTGATAATACTTCACCATCTGCTGCGTATTGATCTAATGCTCCGACTGCATATTGAAACAGTGGATAAGAAACATAAAGTCGTGGCTGCGTTGCTAATTGATAGTATGATTGTGACATATTTATTTATTCCTAATTTCTTTAATTGTTGTATAACTTTTATTTTCTTTATCGTATGATGTTTTCTTATACTGATAATTATATTTTTTATTATTACCGTCAAAACTTAAGTCTTGCCAATTTCTTGTATTATCCTCCCACTTACCTTTTAAAGTGTTATATAATTCCAGCGATAACTTATTTATGTATAAATTATAGGATTTTAATTCTTTTGTTATAACTTTACATTTAGTAATTAATGCTTTACCTTTATATGTAAACAAATCAGTTAAATTGTTAGTGC